AAATTCTTCTGGCGGTGTTGTGAAAGGTATTGACGGCGGAGTTATTACAACACTTATTCGAAGTTATGCAAGTTCATATTTTAATGGCGGCAACGTCGGAATCGGCACGACTTCGCCTTCACAAAAATTACACGTCAATGGAAATATTCAAGTTGGCGGAACATTTCCAAAGATTGTATTTTCAGATTCTGATAATGATCCGGATTTTACTTTAATAGGCGGAAACGGTAAATTTCGTGTTTTTGATGAAACAAATGACGTTGACAGATTTGTAGTTGATTCAAGTGGCAAGGTTGGAGTAGGAACAGATTCACCAAACACAACACTTGAAGTTGGTAATTGTGATTCAAGTTCAAATATTGATGACGGTAATCTTGCGGTAAAAACAAATACAAATGATACCGCAATTACAATTCAAGAAGCGTCGGGTGCTGAACAATGGGGGCTTGGTGTAAATGTTGATGGAGATTTAATTTTTACGGATTCAGGAACTGAAAGAATACGATTTGACGATGGAGGTAATGTTGGGATAGGAACGACTTCGCCCGATAGATTGTTGGTATTAAACCACGCAAGTGACACGCGCGTAAAATTACAAGTTAATGGAACTGACACAGCGCAAATCCAAACATTATCAAATGAAGCAAGATATCACGCGCTTGGCGTATCTGGCATTCTTGAATTTTGGACAAATGGGGCAGAAAAAGCTCGTATTACTCCGGCTGGTCTTATTGGCGTTGGCGTAACAAACCCATCACAAAAGCTTCATATAAAAGCTGATGACGCAACTTTATTACTTCAAGATACTACAACTGGGTTTTCATCGCAGGCGTCAGGTATTATTTTAACAAGCACCGACGGAAGTGGCAATCCAAGAACAGATGTACAATATAAATTAAAAGTCAATTCAAATACTTTTGAAATCACTTATGGTTCTTCAAATTCACAAAGATTAAAAATTGACTCAAACGGTCGTATTTTTGTACCGGGGTTAGGGGGCAGTTCAAATTCAAATCCCGACGTTAGATACAATACAACCACTGACGAATTGTATTACAATTCATCATCAATAAGATACAAAGAAGACATAACCGACCTTGAAAATTCACTTGACAAAATTAATAATTTGCGTCCCGTAAAATTTAAGGACAAAGAATCCGGTGAATATGCAACCGGTTTGATCGCTGAAGAAGTTGTTGACGTTTTACCTGAACTTGTTTTCAAAAGACAAATTGAAGGTTTTGATCAACCGCAAATTGACGGTGTTTCTTATGGTGATTTACATGCATATTATATAAAAGCAATTCAACAATTAAAATCTGAAATTGAAACTTTAAAATCACAAATAAATTAATAAAAAAATGGCAAACACTTATTCATGCAACATAGTTGCACTCGACACATATCCTAGTAAAGATTCTTTATCTGATGTGGTTTATAATATACACTATTCTTATGTAGGCACGTCTAGCGAGGAAGATTCAGATGGGAATGCTTATTCCGCTAGTGTTATAGGTACTATAGCAATTGGTGAACCTGACGCTGATTCTTTTACTGCTTTTGCAGATTTAACGGAAGAAACAGTAGTTGGATGGGCTGAAGCGGCTTTAGATTTAGATGAACTAAAAGCAAATGTAGATGGACAAATAACAGAAAAAATTACACCTTCTCAGGAAACTAAACAAGTGCCTTGGTAAAAAGTAATTAAAACAAGTGATTATTTAACATATACACAATCAGTTAAATTAAATAAAATTATTATGTCAAAAATTAAAGATGATCAGCTAACTAAGCTACAAGAATTAGTAAATAATTTAAATCAAGTCCAATCGCAAATAGGAAGTGTTGAGCTTCAAAAACACGGTTTATTGCATCAATCAGCCGAATTGCAAGGTGGATTACAGGAGTTTCAAAAAGAGCTTGAAGAAGAATATGGTAAAGTATCTATCAATGTTCAAGACGGAACTTATGAAGAAATAACCGAAGAAGATGAATCTAATAAGGAAGATTAGTATCGGTAGAGACTATAAAAACGAAGCTATGCATTACTCCGTAGGTCAAGAGGTCTACGGAGGGCATACTATTTGTGATATAGTTGAAGCTGATGATAAATATAGTATTTATATTAAAAAACATAACGACGTACTGCCTTGGAAAGATTTTAATAAAAACATGGCGGTAGCAGTAGAATACAATCTAGAATATTAATGCGAAGTATATTTAATTTTATTATAGCCCCAAAAGAAGATAGATACAATAATAAAAAATCTGTAGGCAATAAAGAATTAATATTAAATACCGAAATATCTGATCATAGATATGTAAGCAGAAACGGTGTTGTTCTTGAAACACCTGTTGAAGTAAAAACAGATATTAAAAAAGGTGATGAAGTTATATTGCATCATAATGTTTTTAGAAGATGGTATGATGTTCGCGGCAAGGAAAGAAATGGCCGTGCTTTTTTAGAAGAAAATAAATACTTTGTTGATACCGAGCAAATATTTTTATATAAAAGAAATAAGCAGTGGCAAGCACCTAAAGGATATTGTTTTGTAAAACCTATTCAATCAACAAATAAGTTTGACACAAACTCTGAAAGACCTTTAATGGGTGTCATAAAGTTTGTTGATAAAGAGCTTCATAAAAACGGTATTAAAAAAAATGACCTTGTAGGTTTTACACCTGATAGCGAATATGAATTTGTTGTTGATGGCGAAAGGATGTATAGGGTTCGAACTAATTCAATTTCTATTAAATATGAATATCAAGGAGACGAAACAGAATATAATCCGAGCTGGTTACAAAGCGGTGGATGAGCTTATACATGTTGCAGAGGAAAAAATCATAACAAATACAGAAGATGATGTATCTGCAGATAGGCTTAAGAATGCAGCAGCTACCAAGAAGCTTGCAATATTTGACGCGTTTGAAATTCTAAATAGAATAGAAGAAGAAAAAGCAATACTATTAAACAAGCCTAAAGAAGAAAAAAAAGAAGCGTTTAGCGGTTTTGCAGAAAAAAGATCAAGGTAATGTACGAGCAAACTTTATTTGAGGTTATTGAACCGATTAAAATAAACACGCTCAAACGGCATAACAAAGCGCGTAGATGGAAATATGGGTATGATAAAGAAAATGATATTGTAGTTATCAGTAAGACAGGGCAGATTGGCGATGTGTATAGCATACAAAATTTAAAGATTGCGCTGCCTCCTGTACCAACTAAAATTACCAAAGGAGAAAACAAATGGGTTAAACGTGAATACCCTAAAGAGTTAAATAGAATAAAAACAATCTTTGATTGGAAAAGCTATCCAGAAGAATTTAAAGATCAATGGGAACCATATATAGATGAAGAGTTTAAAAGACGTGATGAAGGTCATTGGTTCTATAACAAGGGCAAGTCTACTTATATTACTGGCACTCATTACATGTACTTGCAGTGGAGTAAGATTGACGTTGGGGCCCCTGAATTTAGAGAAGCAAACAGATTATTCTTTATATTTTGGGAAGCATGCAAAGCCGATTCACGGTGTTATGGAATGTGCTATCTCAAAAACAGACGCTCTGGCTTTTCATTCATGGCATCATCAGAAGCTGTTAACATGGCAACAATATCGTCCGATTCACGATTTGGCATATTGTCCAAATCTGGGGCTGACGCTAAGAAAATGTTCACAGATAAAGTTGTTCCAATATCCGTTAACTACCCGTTCTTTTTTAAACCGATACAAGACGGTATGGATCGTCCCAAAACCGAGCTCGCATATAGAGTACCCGCCTCAAAACTCACGCGTAAATCTATACAATCAGGGCAGACGCGGGAAGAGTTACAAGGGCTTGATACAACAATCGACTGGAAAAACACAGGCGACAACTCCTATGATGGTGAGAAACTCAAACTCCTCGTACACGACGAATCGGGTAAATGGGAACGGCCGGACAACATCCTCAACAACTGGCGAGTCACGAAGACAACGCTAAGGTTAGGCAGCAGGATTATCGGTAAATGTATGATGGGGTCTACAAGCAATGCTTTAGACAAAGGCGGCGAAAACTTTAAAAAACTGTATTATGATTCGGACGTTACAAAGCGAAACGCCAATGGACAGACTCGCTCAGGACTATATTCTTTGTTCATACCTATGGAATGGAACTACGAAGGATTCATTGATTCTTTTGGAAACCCTGTCTTTGATACGCCGCGAAAACCGATTGAAGGCCCGTATGGAGACTTTATTGAGGTCGGAGTTATAGATCATTGGAACAATGAAGTTGATGGCTTAAAAGGAGACCAGGATGCCTTAAACGAGATGTATAGGCAGTTTCCGCGTACAGAAGAACACGCTTTTAGAGACGAAACACAAAATAGCATATTTAATCTTGCAAAAATATATGAGCAAATAGATTATAATGACGATATATATTCGTCAGCAGGTGTAACACAAGGAAGCTTTAGCTGGGCCGATGGGATTAAAGATAGCAAAGTAATATTTAGCCCAAACCAAAATGGCAGGTTTAAAGTTAGCTGGATTCCACCTACAAATCTTCAAAACCGCGTAATAGAGAAAAGAGGGGTACTATACCCTGCTAATGAACATATTGGTGCATTTGGTTGTGACTCATATGATATATCAGGGACAACAGATGGTAAGGGGTCAAAAGGCGCTTTGCACGGGCTAACTAAGTTTAATATGGACGAGGCTCCCTCTAATATGTTTTTTCTTGAATATGTTGCGCGGCCTCAAACAGCTGAAATGTTTTTTGAAGATGTGCTTATGGCATTACACTTTTACGGTATGCCAATACTTGCAGAAAATAACAAACCTAGACTATTGTATTATTTAAAGCGTAGAGGTTACAGGAAGTTTTCAATAAACAGACCTGATAAAACATTTAATAAATTATCTACTGCTGAAAAAGAAATAGG